TGCCATGCTTACCGAGTATTTCTCGGAAGAATATGATTTAGAAGGTTCATTTGTTATTGGTGACCGATACACAGACGTTGAATTGGCTAAGAACCTTGGTTGTAAGGCTATTTTCATTAGCGACGATAGTACTATTCTGAAAGAAAAAGAACTGACTGAATTCTGTGCCTTACAGACAACCAGCTGGGACAAAATAACCGAATTTTTATTTGCCGGCGAACGTACCGCCACCATTAAACGCACTACCAAAGAAACTGACATTCATATTGAACTTAATTTAGACGGTTCGGGTAAATGCAGCATTGATACTGGATTGAAATTCTTTGATCACATGTTGGAGCAAATAGGAAAACACTCGGGATCGGACCTTACCATTAAAGTAAAAGGTGATCTGGAAGTAGACGAACACCACACCATCGAAGATACGGCCATAGCACTGGGTGAAGCACTGGGAAAAGCATTAGGAAATAAACGCGGCATTGAACGCTACGGATTCTATCTGCCCATGGACGATTGTTTATGTTCGGTGGCACTTGACTTTGGTGGTCGTGCGTGGTTGGTTTTCGATGCTGAATTCAAACGCGAATTCATTGGTGATTTACCAACCGAGATGATTTATCACTTTTTCAAATCCTTGAGTGATGCTGCAAAAATAAACTTGAACATCAAAGCTGAAGGTGCCAATGAGCATCACAAGTTGGAAGGTATTTTCAAAGCATTGGCCAAATCCATCAAAATGGCGGTGAAACGCGACATTTATCAATATGAATTACCCAGCACCAAAGGAACAATCTTTTAGTAATTTATAATATTCTATAAGTAAGCCTGTTGAACCAAAAAGTTTTTTAAAACTTTTTATTAGCCCCTACCCTATTGTAAATACATAATACAAATCAATACCACGTAAAATAAAAAAGCCAACTACATTAACCCTGTAATTGGCTTTTTTGACTTCAATATGTTGGTTTTAGGGTTTACGATTTTTGAAAAAATACGATTTGTGTAAAGAAGGGAGGGGTGAGGTTCAAGCCAATTGTTAACTAAAATTCACCCCATACCCCCGCATTCAACATTAATCAATACTGAAACAGTGAAATTAAAACAGTAATTAGTCTAATGAGTGCAATTATAAGCTGAATGTGTATACTCGTTAGCTTATTGACTTTCTTTTTCTGAATTGGCTTCTTCATAACGTTTACACTAAAATATAAACAGTTTCAGAAATTCCTAGAAATTCAACGAAATCTGGACAATACAAGTTAAATTACAACATATACTTTCATTATATAGCATATAGAAGCAATATATAACTTATGACTAACTAAAAGAGATAGAAAACAAGTTGCTACAATAACAGTAAGTGAGATTATAAAACAAGACACCTATAGACACAACAAAGGCTGCCCACATCATCGTGAACAGCCTGTAAGTTTAGAATAGTAGGATTAATGAAATGGTATAATTACAATCGGATCAGTAATATTAACTTCGCCTTCTACTACTGTGTAACTACCATCAATAGTGTACATTTGTGTCTTAGATAAGACATCAATAACTTTCATTTCAATATCACATATACCGTGAAGTGTATACCTATCTACACTGTTCTCACTACCTAGTAAAACACCACTAACATCAACGACATTAATACTAATTACTTCTACTACACCCACACCTTGTAGGATGTATTTACATTGTGGCAATAATTGTTTAATTTGTTGCAACATACCATTAAGCACTTAAAAGGTTAATGATTTCTGCTTTTTCTTCAGCAGTCATAGTACTTACAGAAGTTTTTAATGCTTCTACTCGTTGAGCCTTTAATTTAGTTTCTGTTTCTGCTTTTAATGCAGTTACATTAACAATCCACCTGTTACAGTCGACTAAATGTTTATCACATAATACAACTAAATCTTCTGGTGTGATGTTTGGTCTAATATAAATACCATAAAGATTTTTAGATTCAGTCATAATACCTTTCTGAATCCCTTTTGTTTTTGTTTGTGCATTTACTGCACTTGAATTTTCAATACTCATAATATCTTGTATTTTTTGTTGTGTCAAATTACTCTAACGTCGTTGTTATTTCCTTTTGACACTGCAAAACTATTGCTATTATGAACTGAGTTTAGTGAGTAAAAACATACTACATTTTACCACACCTTTACATCAAACCAATTAGCAAAATATATTATATTAGTTGCTTTCATTTTGTAGTTTTTATAATCCTTCAAACATACATTCAAAGTATTTTCATCATCTAACAAATTTTTATTAGTTGATATTTCTGTAAAATATACAAGTCTGGATATTAATAATAAAAAACTAAGTGATACTGGATCACCTTTCTTTGCTTTCGGTTTTACTGTAAAAGTATCTGTAAAAAAGGAATTGATTATTTTTGTAAAAAGACAAATGAAAACTGAATCAGATTCTTTTTTAATAGTTTTACCATCACCAATAGATAAATTAAAAGTATCACTTTTTATGCTATTCAGTCCTTTTTCACACAATAAAGCTAGACAATAAATAGCTTCTGGATTATCAATAATAATGCGTTTCCCTTTGATACTTAATATAATTTTTGATTCTTTTTTAAATACGACCTTATTACCTTCAATAGTATTATCATCAATAGCGTCGATAAATTTTTGCAGTTGTTCTGCTGGACTTTTTTTAACAACAGTTCCAACAACACATTTACAATAACTAAAATCATAAGCAAATAAAAGATAGTACCAAAACTTTTCAGGATCAATATCTAATTCTTTTAAAGTATCCTGTACTTCCTTATTCTTTAAATAATCCTCATATTTAAAGGTGTATTCTATTTCATTGTTATTATATCTTTTGACAAATGTATGTAATCCAGATGAAGGACAAAATTCAGGTTCACCTTCATCATTAATATCAATATCTGGTAAATGTGTCTCTACCATTTTTCTAATGTAATCTAAAACAGTATCTTTTACTTCTAACATAATTTTCAGTATTTCCGCAAAAGTAAACAAAAAACCTGTAACCAATTAAGACTACAGGCTTTATTTAATTAGCTATTTTATTTTTGAAACTCCAATCAGTATTTGATCTATCTTTTGAAACATTATTTTGTGATCGTCACGGTTTTCAATTCTATATGTTTCTGCATTTCGTTGATTTAATGCAATTGTATTTTGTAAATAATATTGCTTTTGTTCGGTTGCTGCTATTCTTTGCTCTAAGTTTGCATAGCCCATTGCAAAACCAAATACTACTACTATAATTGCTACTATCTGCCCAAAAGTTAACCCGATTTTTGTTTGTGCATTTAATGTCATATTACTTATTTGATTACTTTAATTATTTTGAAGTCTTTCACCTCTGAATACGGATTTAGTTCTTTTACTTCAATTGTTTGAATTGTTTGCTTCTTTTGAAACAGCCTAAACAAAAAGAATTTCTTTGCAGGTTTTATTGTTTCCCTTTTATCATAAGTAATAGCAATTACTTCATTTTTCACTTTCAAATCTGTACTAAAGCTGTTTGGTGCTTTGAATTTCAAATCTAAAGAATATCATTCATCACCAATTTTAGCTGTATAATCTTTTACAAACACACTATCTACTAATTTCACTGTATCTTTTTTGCTGAATTGAGAGTTAACATCTACGGTTTCAGTTACCTTTTTAGGCTGAATCTTTAATTGTTTAATCAGGTCTTTTACCTTTAAATCAGATGAATCTTTACTAGCTTTTAAATCATCTAAAGTAAATTGATAAACTACATTTTTCCTAACTGATGCTTTATAATTATTAGTGGCTGTTGCAATCTCTTTATTTAGTTGAACCGTGTGATTGTACGAAAAGTATAACAAAGTTCCGCAAATCAAAAGCAAACCACATAAAACAGCAACTAATTTTGTTTTTAATAGTGTAATCATTAGTTCTTGAATTTATCAATTACTGTCAAAATACTATTACCACCACACAAGGCTGAAAACACATATATAAGTTCTGGTGTTATTGTTATATCAAACACATTTAAAGCAACCATTAGAACAAGTACAATAAAACTGGAAATGCTTATCAATCTCTTGTGTGAAGCTTCATCTGATGTACTTAAAATATTCTTTAATCATTTTTTCATACTAAGTTTTTATTAGTTGTTTCTTATTATCGCCTTCTCTATATTCTACGTGAACTCACGCAAAATTATGTTCATCTATCAATTGTCTAAATTCAAAGTTATTTTTAATTAAGTTGTATATCTCTTTGTTATCATCACAATCTAAATCGGCACAAGTACCTAATAAATGCCCTGATGTACTAACTCCACCCACAGCTTTATTTACTTCTGGACTTCTAAAACCACTATTGATTTTAATAGGTTTTCCGTACATTTCCCTTAATGGGTCTAACACATTAGTAACTAACCTTTGTAAGTTAGCTACTTGTGTTTCATTGGGAATATTCACTAGATTTTTATCTGTATGAATTAATTCCTCATAAGTAAATCATTTTGATTTTATTTTCATATTGTTTGTTTATTTGAAACACCATCCAAATTAATGAATGGTGCTTTAATTAAATAGTAAGTCTTATTTGATTAAGAATAAAACATATTGATAACTACATATTGTTTTGCTGTTGGGTAAAGTCTGTTTGTGTCCCATTGAGCTGAAAACAAAATTGGCGTTCCTGATGTGATTGATGCAATTGTTGTTGGTTTATCATAGTTGCCAAATGTTGTATAGGTTGCAGTACTTACCAATGTACCACTATTAGAATCATACAGATTATAAATAATTTGTCTTAATGTTTTATTTATTGCCATTGTTGTTCCTACTGCATAACTTTGAGTTACATAACCACTTTGTATATTGAATGTATAAGAACCTTTTGAAATTTGTGTTGTAACGCCACCGATTGTTGCATTAAGTACAGAAGGCACAACTTTATAAATGTTGATAGTTATTTTTGAGCTTATAGGCAAATAAAAAATAACATTACCACTTGAATCACAGATTGCTATTTGTTGGGTAAAAGTATATGTTCCATATGCAGTTGTTGATCCTGTTATTAGAATAGGCGAAGAAAAAGAAATTGTTCCAGTGCCAATATTATTTAAAACTGTTGTTGCTGCAACATCTCCGCCAATATCCCTAGTTATAACAACTTTAACTTTACTCGCACTTGATGAAACTTTTGTCCAATCATACTCACCTAGATTACAGTTTATTGAAAACCCTTTGTTGTATGTTCCAGACCCTGTATTTTGTCCTATGTCAGCTGATTGAGCATTTAAAATTGGAGTAATTGCACTATGATTATAGCCCCTAAATGAGCCTAAAGAAAAATCATATCTATTTGAATCATAAATACTTCTCTTTAATTTAAATTCAATCTTGTTTTGCACAAATGCTGATAACTTCCATTCACCCGGACTATTATTTGAATATATGTTCCATTTTGGCAATGAACTAGGTAGTAATGTACCATCGGTTGTTGTTCCGTTGTTATTTTCTGCAATGTAAAAAGCATAACCACCAATACCGCCAGATGAAGCAGATGCAACTAAAGTACCTACATCATTACTTGCAAATCCTAATGTCTGCGAAACGAGCGTTGTTGTTATATTTGTTGTTGATAAACTCATAGTTATTTATTTTTTAATTTATTTATTTCTATTGTTAACTCCTGAATTGCTCCGATTAAATAAGGAATTAATTTAATGTAATCAACACCTTTATATTGTTCATCAGAATAGATATTATGTACTAAATTTGGTAATACCTTTTCTAGTTCCTGAGCAATTACACCAACATCTTTTTTATTATCCTTGTTTGGGTTTAATTCTTTTGCTTTCTCATTCCAGTTATAAGAAACAGGTTTTAATTTATTGATAATTGATAAACTGTTATTAATCGGTTTAATGTTTTTCTTTAATCTTTTATCAGATGTTGAATAAGCTGTAACCTCACCATTTGCTAATATATTGCCATTAAATTTAGCACTACCAGATTCTAATGAAAATTGTATTGTTTTCGTTCCAGCAACAGCCATAAATAAAGAATGACCAAATCCAGACACATTATTATAAGTATAGCCTAAACCATAGTGACTAGCTAATGTTGCCCAACTTGAACCAATTGTCCATATAATTTTATCAGTCGTACCAGCTTCAACATAATCACCAACCATTGCACAACCTGAAGTAGTTTTAAAATAGCCACCTGAAATCATATTAGCATTATTATATGTTCTAACATTACCTGATTCTGTTGCATAAATACCTACGCCATAACTTGAACTATACCAACCGCAATTGCCATTTGAACGCCACCAACCATCAGAACCTGTAGTGAATGCATCTGCACCTTGGAGCCTACCAGCTGAATATACAGATTGACTTCCGATAGTATTTGAATCTATAACTCTTAACCAACTACTCCAAGAGCCAGAATTTCGACCTCTAATGTACAAATATCCAGCTCTGTAATCTTGATAAATTTGTGAACCCCAAGAATAAGCATCATTTACATATGATGAGGCAATTAAAGTGCCATCTGATGAACCGGAAGGAGTTGGTGTTGTACCTCCATTACAATAGTATATCCCATTAAGTCCTGTTTGGTCAGGAGTTCCAATATTTTGTAATGCTAAATAGCCTGCTCTACCAGCACTATTTGCATAGTTTACTGATTGACTTCCTATATTTCCAGTATTTATTGCAGTTGATGACAATTGATATGGTGAAAGTGCTGAACTAGTAATATAACCACTCGGATTAGTTGAGTTATAAGGTGTAAACCCTAAAGCTGTAGTTATCTGACTTGAATTAATACCAGTTATAAAGCCACTATCATTAGTTAGTTGACTTGTCTTAGTTGGTAATGATGAATTTGTAACATATCCACTCGGATTAGTAGCGTTATAAGGTGTATAACCCAAAGCATTAATAACTAAATCCGAACTTATAGAAGTCAATGAACCATTTTCAACACTTACCAATCTATTATTCATCTGATTAATAGTATAAGCGTTAAATGTATCTATTAATGTTGCATTGCTGAATGTGCCACCTAGATTACTATATGAGTAAACAGTCTGAATTAATCCAGAACCACCACCAGTTGAACCAGTACCAGCACCAAAAGCACTAATATCACCGCTTGAATATAAATTATTATCAACAGATAAATAACCGTTAGCATCAACAATTAAATTAACTGTTTGCGTTCCATTAGTTATTGATAAACCCTTAGTAGTTAAATTTCCTGTCATAACATCACCAGCTTTTAATACATATGATGTTAGTGATGCACTGGTAATATAACCAGAATCATTAGTTAGTTGTGATAATTTAGTAGGTATAGAAGAGATTGTAACATATCCACTAGGATTATTAGCTGAATATGGAGTATAACCCAATGTACTAATTAATAATTCACTTGTAAGGTCAGTTAAATAGTTCTTATTTTCAATTGTAATTAATCTACTATTCAATTGATTAATTGTATAAGCATTAAATGTACTGCCTAAATCACTACTATCAAAAGAATTACCTAAGCTTGAATAACCATAAACAGATTTAATTAATCCACCAGTTGAACCAGTGCCACCAGTAACAGAACCAACAGCATAGGCACAAACTTCACCTTTAACTAGCAAATTACCATTAATATCAAGTGTCATTAAATCAGTGAAAGTTCCATCTGTATTAACTGTTGAAAATTTTCAACCAGAATCAGTTAATAAGTAATTAGTATCAGCTAATTTGATTACACCATTAGCACCAGCCAAATTACTTGACTGTGGTAGTAAAGGCAAATAATTTAAAGGTGCAGAACTACTAGAAGAACTTGAACCATAATAATTAATTGTTCCTGTACTGCTTTGTTTTGGTATATCTATTTTTATAAATTCCATATCGTTTATTTTTTATTTATTATCGTCAACAGATTAGTATCATTGTAGTAATCAATAGACATTTTATCAACTATATATTTATCATCTGGATATAAACCGCAAGTGAATAAACTAAAAGGCTTATAATTGTTTGCCAGTGTTATATTGAGTTTTTTTTGTGGCTCTGAATATTGATTTACATACTTTTCAATTATGTTATATTCTTGTAATTGAGTTTTGTTTAATGCCTTATTATTTATAGCATTATTATATGAATATGTCCCATCATCATTTAATTGAATAACCGAACTATAATTTAAACCCTTATTTGTTTGACTACATATTTTAAAATCCAGATCACTAAATTGATTAATATAGTTAGTATCAATTACATTCAAATATTGTGTATCTGTTGCTGTATCTTTTTCTGAATTTTGATTGACTAATTTAACGGTAAAATCTTTCAAAAATACATTATCAACCCTATGATGTGGTATTACATTTTGAGGTGCGTAAAGTATAAAATTAACGTCACCATAAATCTGGTCTGTTGTCTTGATTGGTATTTTTTGACCTGTTTCAGAAATAAAATCCTGATAACTAACTTGATTTTTTACCGAAAACCATTTATTCATTAAATGACTTTCATCACCCTTTTTAAATTGAATTTTGAAATTTGAAACTGTCGTTGTCCATATTGTGCCATTCCAGTATTTGTTTCCAATTTGAAGCGTTGCTGTTAAATGTAAATTATCTTCTGAAAAACTTGTGTCATCTCCAACATCCTCTGTTTGGTCAATATACCATTTTTGAGGCATATTTGTCCAACAAGCTGAACCACCAATTATTATATAAAAAGTATCATATAAATAACTATTTTGCGGAACACTACCAGCTATATTATACAAAACAGGTTTTAATAAATTCTGTGTTGTTGTTGGATTGCTTTCCTGATGTCTAAACAACTGGATTATATTACTAAATGACACACTATCTGCACCTTTAGCAGTTTCAAAATAAGCTTGTCTACTGAATAAAGCACCTATATTATTTTTAAGAATAGGATAAGTAGTATAATCGAAATTTAATTGTTGCCAATTATTATCATCAATATACCAAGTTGTTATATACTGGTTATGTTTATAGTATTTGTTATAATAAGTATAACCATTATCGAACCACAATACATAATCATTCCAGAGATATTGGTTATTAGCAGTAATACTTATATTAGTTAATTGTGTATCATCAAAAAATTCAGGTAACAAACTATCATTACTATTTAAATTAGTCTTTATACTAATTTGATTATAAGTTGTATCAAGTTCAATTGTTGCACCATTAGCTTTAAAACTAGCCCCTGTTATATCATTAATATCATTTAATACTACTTGACTTGTTGAATAATTTGATCAGTTGTTTGATGTTGAATACTGAATATAATTGGTATAACCATTTTTTAAATAATCATAATCCAATATATAAACACTATCACCAGACGCTATTATTGTATATCCCAAAAATTGAATTATTTCAGTTAGTACTTCTTTATATGTCATTGATGTAGCTGCAACTGCCGCTGTAGTATCTGTTGCAGCTTGTGCATCATCATTAAAGAAATTTTGTTCAGTAATAAATAGTTTATCAATTATTTTAGTTTTATCTGCTGAACTAGTTAGAGAATTATTCTGATTGATATATATGTTTCTATAGCAATTACATTTACTGATTATATAAACTAATATACTTTCAAATGATTTAATTTTTTTATTGTCTGGATCAATTTGTTGATAAGTATAATTATCAAGTGTACTTAATCCATCAATTGCTTCAATATCTATACTTTCAAAAACATTTTCAAAACCTTGTGTATAGATATTTGGTGTAACATAACCAACTCACTCAATAGAGTTATTATCTAAGTTGGTTAATGTCATTTTACACCCTTGTGCAGTACTTTGATATATATCAAATAGATATTTATCTGATAAAATAGTGCAGGTTGCATTGGATAATTTTAAAGGTGAATAAATAACTTTATCATTATTATATTCAACTTTAAAAGGTTCATCAGATAGCACTAATTCAGTGCTACCAGTAATACCATTATTTATATCAATATCTATCTGATAAAGAGTATTATTTATATTTTTAAATTGTCCTGTGTATTTCATTATACTTTACTTTTTATTTTATCATAGTTATTAAGAACCCCTTTTAAATGCTTTCCTTCAATCACAAACTCAACAGTTCCACCATTGCCTGTATTTTGTCCATTTATTCCACCTTGACCATTTAAAAGACCAAATAATGTACTTTGTTGACCTCCGTTTAGAATCATTTCACCAGAATTTAAACCAGCTATTACTTTATCACCTGTAAAACTTGAACCTTGAACAATACCACCATTTGCAAATTTTGGTAAATTTCCAATTAATGAATAAACTGAGGCTGCTGCTCCTGCCATTTCAACCAAATTTAAAGGGAATGGCAAGTCTGCTGCTGATGATATTGCCCCAGATACTGCTACAGCTGTATTTGCGGCTACTTTTGTTTTATCTTCATCAGTTTTTTTATTTGTGTCTTCTGTACTACTATCAGTTTTTGAACCTGCTAATTTCGATAAATCGCTAATGTCTACAGATGCTTTTTTAGTATCAAATCCTTTTAATGTATTCTTTAATAATTCTGGTTTATTTGCCTTTTCTTCAATTTTATTTTCTGCTGCTTTAGCCTTAGTTAATTTATCAGTAAGAGCTATCAATGTTTGCATTGTCTTAATAGCTGTTGTTATATTATCAATACTATTTGTAATTGCATCCCAAACAGCTAATATTTTATCCCAACCTGTTGATTTTACATTAGAAAATGTATCGTTAACCGCTTTGAAAGAATTATATAAATTTTTTGCTGAACCTGCAATTTCTTTAACGCTACCATATACACCAGTATTTAATTGGTGTTGTAAGTCTTTTACATCCTCTTTAACCTTAGCTATTTTAAGAGCCTCTGCAAGACTAGGAGCTTTTTTTAATGCAGTATTCAATTCATCAATTAAACTATCAGCTTGACCGTTGAACTGTGCTTTAAGCTTAGTTAAATCGCCATTAGCATCAGCCATTGATTTTTTAATATCTTTCACACCTGCTTCTGTAAAAGCTTTTTCAATAGCTTTAATATAATCATCATTTTGCTGTGATTTATCTTCTAATTTTTCATTATCATTTTTGTTATAATCAAAAGTGTGGTCTATTTCTGGTTTTACTGGTAATTGAAATGAATAATCTTTTTTCTGTAATTCTTTTTGTTTATCCTTTACTGTTTTGATAAAATCATTAGTACCAAAGTTAACACCTTTTATTGCTGAAACAGTTCTTAATGCTTCATCAACAACACCAGACATTGCATTAGTATATTCATCTTGCGTAATAATACCATTCTTTAAATAACTGTCTTGTTCAGCTAGTTTTTTTAAATAATCATCTTTAGCAGTATCAATTTTATCATCAACACTTGTTAATGGGTTTGCAACACCTTTTAAAGCATCTTGATAAACAACATCTTTTTTTGCTTGTTCTGGAGTTAATAAACCACCTAATTTAGTAACAGAATCTTTGTTTAATTTATCATACAGTTCATTATATTTTGATGTTGTTATTACTTTATTAGCTAATTGATTTTTGTATTCAGTTAGTTTTTTTGCTATATCATCTTCTTCTTTTTGAATAGGATCTTCTTTTCCCTTTTTTTCTTTTTTATTTATATTACTATCAACATTAAGACTTGTAGTTTCACCTGTATTATTACCAAGTTCAGATTTTAGTTTATTTTTTTCTCTAGCAATATTATCTCTTATTTTATATAACTGGTCTCTCTCATTAAATAAATTCTGTCTATCACTAACTAGACCTTTATTTACATTTTTACCGCCATTAATATCACTTCTTAATTGATTATCAATAACATCAATTTTAGATTGATTTTCAGCAATTTTATCATCATTCGGATTCTGTTTACTTAACAGGTATTGGTATTTACTTTGTTTGTCTAATAAATCAAGTCTTTCACTAATTTTCTTGTTAATATCACCAGCGATTTTTAAACCATCTTTATCATATTTATAATTAGTACCTAAAATTGAATTGATAGTATTTAATGCTGTTTGTCTCTCCTTTAATGAAATGGTTGTATCTTCAATTATCTTTTTTGAATTCTTTAAATCATTAAGTTGTCCATTACTTTCACCAGCATTCTTTAAACCTGATGTGTAATCTGTTCAAATAGCTTTTAACTCTTTTGCTTTCTCTGCAAGGTTTGAAAAGTGTTGATAAATTGCGATTGCACCACTAATTAGAATCATTGGTAAGAATGACATAAAAGCTGATTTAATTGCTAAACCAACATTTTTAAATGCAAACGAAGAAGTCAACCCAAATTTATTTACCGCTGCTTCTTGTTCAGCATAAGATTTTGCTGCTGCAATTGATTCATCTAAGTATCTCTTTTGTGATTTCTTTGATAAAGTGCTACCAGCTAATTCTTGCATAACAGCACTTTTTTCTGCTTCTACAGCTTGTTTTATGTAGCTTTCAGTTGCTGCTGTTGATACTGTTGCATAACCATTTTTAATAGCCGTAAAAGCTTTTGCTATAATCACAGTTGTTACTATATTAACCACAGCATCACCTAAAGCTTTAAAGTTTTCAATTACCCATTTAAAAGCCTCACTAGCACCATTCAATATATTTTTATAGATATTACCTACATTTAATTTTGCGGTTAATTCTTCAAAGCTATTACCAATTCTATTAGTAGCACCGCCTATTGTATCAGTGTCAACATTACCAAAGGCTTTTTGTAATTCAGCCCCAAATTTTGGGAAAACATCATTAGCTAATAATTGACCGTGTTTAGCCATATCACGAAGCTTTTCTACAGACGCACCCATAGATTTAGCCATTATAGAAAGTGATTCAGGTAAAGCCGTACCAAGCCCCGCAATTAATGGTTTTAATTGAATTGTACCCTTTTGCATCATCTTCGACATAGCATCAAAAGCTTCTGCTTTTTTATCACCACTAGCACCAGTTGCTAGTAATGCTGCATTTAAACCTGTGAATAATGATTGTTGATCTTTTAAAGGTATATTACTAGTCTTTGCACTTGCTGTAAACTTTGCAAAGGCACCAGTCATTTCATTAATACTTAAACCATATTTATCACTTAGTTCAATGATGTATTTCTGATTTTCACCATATTCTGCTCAACCACCAGAAGCAACTTTTAAAGCCTTATTTACTGCTGCTGACTCTTTAGCAACATCAATCATTTTTTCAATCAAATGAGTAAATCCAAGACCAGCACCCAAAACCCCAGCCATTTCTAAAGCTGTAGCTTTTATTTCTCTAAATCCGTTTTGTATTTGGGCTTGACCTCTTTTAAAATTCTCTGTTAGTAGATTAACCGCTACACCGAAACTTAAATTATTTGCCATATTATTCTTGTTGTTGTTTGTTTATTTTTTCAATTAAATCTGCACCAGTTCTAAACATATCTGGTAATTCATCAGCCATAATTTTAAACTCTGTTTTTTCTTGTTCTGCTTGCTTTTCAAGTTCCCAAGGAAAAGGATAAAATTTTGCAGGATTGTTTATTTTAGATGAATCTATATGAGGTATAATAGATAAATAGCACCATAATCTGCGACTCTCCATTTGTTCTTTTATTCTATTGTTATAAGCTTTTATATATAAACCAATATCATAAATATTCATCTCATTCATTATATAATTAATATCCAATCCGGCACTAATTATTAATAATGAAGCAATGTCTTTTATATAAATAATTTCTTTATTTGTTGAATTATTTTCATCAATTTCTTCATTCTCTTTATTAGAGAACTGTTTCATTAACTCTAATTCTGTATTGAATTTATCAACAATTTCTTTACTTATCTTTTTATTATTAATTACTTCTAAAAACTCATCATAAGTAAATACTTCTGGATTATTTGATAAAACTATACAGTACATTAATTTCAATAAATCATCTGTATTTGTATAGTCTATTTCATTAAATGATTTATTAGTAAACTGTTCAAATTTGATGATACTTTTTATATTCAATTTTATATTCATATCAATTTGAATTTTAAAAACAAAAGGCGGTAAATAATCACCGCCTTTTATATTTTGATCTAATTATTATGCTGATACTTTTACTAAAGCACCTGAACCTTCTAAAGATACAGAACAAGAAACTATTGCATTATCTTCAGCTTTCATACTTAAAGATGTAATGTGTGCTGTTCCTGTATAAAGACCTGTTCCAGTTAATGCAAAAGTTGTTGGATCTGCAATCCCAATAGTGAAACTAACAGAAGTACCTGCTATTTGACTAGCTAAAAGGGTATCAAATGAAGTATCACCTGCTACTGTAGTGTATAAAAAGTCTGAAGCAATTGTATATGAAATTTGACCAGATAAACTAGCTTTTCAATTTCCAGACATTTTATTAGTTGTATCAATAGATGCTGCACTAATTGATAAATCACAAGTTTTTGCAAAAGCTATTGGTGTTGCCCCTACAAATAACATTAAGTTATTACCTTTTACTAAATCGGTATTTGAATTATAAGATGTTGCCATTATTATTTATTTTATTGTATTATTTGTTATTTGATTTCAAACTGTAAAGTTTGTATATATTTTTTATCTATTAAATCTTCAATTGAATCTGTCAACCGACATTCATAGTTATAATTATCTTTGTTCTGGTGTATGCCTTCAATTAAATCATTTAAAGCTTCTGTTATTGATATACTTCTATCATAATCTTCTGAAACAATTACAAAAGTAACATTGCATTTTTCTTCATAAATTCCATATTGAGTATGTTCTTTAGAATACTTTTCCCTATAATAAATTATAGTATCGCCTTCTGTTCCTTCTGGTGCAACTATAGGGAATATATTATTACCTACTCAATCAGTTAA